TTCGGGTGCTTCCTGCTTTTTAGCTTCTTGTATCATACCTCTATTTTTGAGGATAGTCACTGTATCTTCAAATCCGTTAAATTGAGTAATTAGATTAGGAAGTTCTAATCTTGCGTCTCTTACGAATTGCTTCTTAGAGAAATTCTCATTAATTACTCCGTTATATTTTTCCTGTAGTGTTCTCATCTAAGTAGTCAAACATTTTAGTATTGTATGGTCTTTTTTTTGTCTTAACTACATTGTACCCTAATTTCTCAGCATACTTAGTAGCGTTGTTCTTTTTACCCTTTTTTGAAAAAGCATTAGGAGTAGCGTACTGTGCTCCTGAGCCGGGTGTAAAAGAAGCACCAGTTCCGGTGGTGCTCATTTCGTTTAACTCATGCATTACTTCTTTTACTAGTTCTCTTAATTGAGTTATTTTCATAATTCTTTTAATTCTTGAACTAGTTCGTAGTACTGCATAATGTTAACAAGATGGTCATCAGTTACTCTTTTTGTCTTGGCAACAGGTTTGATAGTTTTGACTATCTCTTGGAGCTTTATAGCAATGATTTCATCTTGAACTGTATCTTTTAAAGTATTTATTACTTTTTTTAGTTTTTCTAATTCTTCATTAACTACATTACGCAGTCTGGTAGATGAATCAACTGAAGTAATAAATTCTCTTAAAATATTTTTCTGTTCTGGAAGTAGAGTTCCATATTTAGAGTTAAATTTCTCTAATAATATTTTGAAAGTAAGAAGCTTTAAATCCTTGTCGTATTTAGAGTATTCTTCAATTAACGTATCTCTTACTTCTTTTTTATTTTGTTCTTCTTTTGTAAGATGTTCTAATAAAGTAGTTTTATTATCTACTAAAAAATTAGGATCTACTATATCAGAAATTTTATGAGCTTCCATCAAACAGTATAATGCTGCCAATGGCTTATAGTCTTTTACAGAAATAGAAAAGAATTCTTCTAAGTTATATTGCTCTTTTATCTCTTTGATAAGATTATATTTTTGCTTCTTAAGTGTATCAACATTAATACTACGAGCAACTTCAATAATAGTCGATACTATTGATTCTGCTTTTGATTGTGATACTGATTTATTTTTTAATATGAATTCATATAACTTAAATTCACGTACAAGAGCTGATTTACCTGTATAGAAGTTCTTTAAGATACGAACTGCAGGTGAATCTTTTTTATCTAGAGTATCGGCAGCTATTTGCTTAACTAATAATTCAAATATTAGCCCAGTATTTTTATACTTACTATGTTTAATGCGCATTATTTTCTAGTTTTGTTGTACTCATAGTACACCTTACCTATATAAATAGTGATTAATTATCTAAATCTTGAATTTGTGATTCATCTAACAAATTATCTAATTCTTCTTTTTTATTTTCGAAAATAATTTGTTTATTATTTGCAAAAATGCCTTTATTCTGATAGAATAATGTTCTGGCAAGAGTATTATCTATTTTGTTATTAGATTCGCTTTCGTTTACGTTTTCGTTGTCGGAGTCAAAACCGCCTGCCATTCCATGCTTACCTAAAGGATCTCTTCCTCCTAGTCCATCATTAGTACCATAATGTGAAGCATGAATTCTTGGACGTCCGCCTTCCGGGCCTATATCTCCTATGCCGGGGGTGTCGTCTTCATATCCGGCAGGAACTCTACCAAATGGCATTCCTTTTTCATCTCCTTGACGTCTACCATACAATGAAGCTAAATCGTGAGGAGTACCGTAAGACTTACCAGACTTAGCAGGATCGTTTCCTTCGTTTTCTATTTGAGTAAGTCTAAATAATCGCTTGTAATCCTCAGTAACTAAATCTCTCATTTCCATATAAGAGTCTTCAGATAGGTTGAAGATATGATCGTAAATATAGTCTGATGGGAATAATTTAGTGTCCATCATTTGAGCAGCTAAATCTATTTTTTCTTTTAGTAAAGCTACTTTTTCTTGTTCGAATATGATAGAAGGATTAGTAAGCTTAATCTCAAAATTAGTTAGAGACTCTCCTTTAAATCCTTGAGCATATAAGTGAACTAAAGCAATTTTAGTTAATTCTGATTCTAATATTCTTTGTAGTCTTTCTACTGTTCTTGCAAAACGAATATCTTCAGCTGCGAGTGTTGCTTTTCCTGATAGGTCTTTCTCATACCCAAAGTACGCTTTAGGTACTTTTAAAGCTGCAAACATCTTATCTCTTAGGTATTCGATGTCATTTGTACCGTCGTAATCAAGTCCTTTAGTAGTATCTATTTTAGTTTGAGTATCCCCACCTCTCATAGGAATGTAGTAATCCTCCATCATATTCATCATATTGAATCGTAGATTGTAGTCTCCTGTTTGAGGATCTACATATGGAGTTTTCTTCATGGTGTTGATAGTCTTTTGCATAAACTGCTCAACCTCATTCGGTGGAATTTGTCCGACGTTGATATAAAAAGTTCTCTTTTCTGGAGCTCTCATAATACGGTGAATCAGCATCGCATCTTCCATCAAAGTAAGTTGTTTGTAGATCTTTCTAGCAGGTTCTATATAAGAACGGCCGTATGGTAAGTAGTTTGTATCTGATATTAAACGGAAATGTGCTATCTCATAATTATCAAATTCTATTACTTTTTTATTATTCCTAGGAGCGTAATTAGGATCTTGAGAAGAGGCTAATCCATCAGGGTCTAATTGAAATGTAACTCTAGCAGGATTTTGCGGATCTAATCCTTCCTGTCTTGTCATATGGTAAACAGTATAAGGTAGTACGTTATATACACCAAATTCTTCAGCGATCTCTAACTTAAGAAAGAAATCACCATATTTACACATATTACGAGTCCAAGACCATAAATTAAACTCTATGTTAAGTACATCATAAAATAAATTATAAAGTACTTTTTGTAGGTTTTCGTCTGATGATTTTATTGAAAGTACCTCTCCTTGATCATTCTTCAAAGTAGCTTCATCTGCTAAAATATCTAAAGTAGAAGCAATAAGAGGATCAGTATCCATTGCCTCATAATCAGAATAGAGTTGTATTCTTAATGTCTGATAGTTAAGATTTGGATTGAATATATTTTTATTATTGTAGATGTATAATCTACTGAATCTGTCAATAAGAGAGTTGGTCTGATACCTACCTGTGGTTTGTATCTGATTAACATCGGCAACCTTAAGTTGATCGCCTCCTACGTTTCTTATTACTACGTCAGAAGAAAATAGTCTTCCAAGTCTTTTAAATAGTGAAGTATCTGCCATTAATACAGTTTATTAATAAATATCTTTTATCCTAATAACCACGAAATATCTTCATTCCCATAGTCTGTTTTTACAATATACGGATTATTTGCTTGGGAACCAACTGAAGATATAACTGCTTGGTTTTTAGCATTAAGATTAGAAAATGATGATAACTGTGCTCTAGCCAGGTCCATACCTTGTTGACGTAGTCTTAAAGCAGTATCACGTACATACAGGGCAGTCGCAAAAGCCATCAATAAATCGTCATTATAATTTGTCTGTGCTTGTGCTTTACCATTTTTCCAAACAAATACTCTCATCTCTCCCATCAATCTTTTTGACTGGATTGTAACTGATTTCTCACGAATATACTCCATCATCTTGGCTATAACTAAAGGACGAGTTCTCATTGACATCGTAAAGCCGGGCACAAGCTGATCTCTTTCATACTTGGTCATATAAGATTCAACTGTATCCATTTGATTTTTTGGACTATAGTATAGATTACGGTATTCTCTTTCCATAATCTGTTCTATAGTAGCCCAGCCAATATTTGCATTTTCAACTACAAGTAGTGCATCATTATATTCGGCTGATATTGCAACTAATACATTTCCAAAATCTTTAGGAGATAATTTACCTTTATATTCTCCAACTTGAACGGCTTGTTCTATGTCAAATACATGAAAAGCAGAATAATCTTGTGAGTCACCTCGAGCAACATCAGCTACAACCATGTAAGATTTTGTGTAGTCAGGTTGTTCCCAGATCCATAAATTACCATCTACCCCTCTTCTTTCTAAGGGGTCTCTTTGATAAGTCTGTTCGTAGAATGACAGGTCGTCCGGTTCAAATACAGTATCTCCTGAGGCTAAGAAGTCACAGTCACATTCCTGTCCGGCCATTCTAGGACCTAGGTCTTTATCTTGTTGATCTCTCCAAGATTGATCTCTTTCCGGATGCACTGTCCAGGGCAGTCTAATAGGTAGGAATGAATTTTCTCCTGACTCTGCTTTTTCCCAGGTTTGATGAAACCAGTTACCAATACCATTAGGAGTTGATAAGGCCATACATTGACCACCGGTTGCAAGTGTCTGCTGTGCAGCAGTAAAGGTCTCATCAATGTTATCAATGAACGCGGCCTCATCTATAAGTAACAGGGATACAGCTTCAGATCTAGCGGCATCTGCATTAGATGATTTTGCTGTTATTTTTGATCCGTTTTTAAGCCTTAAAGATAATTTATTCTTTTCAACTGCTGGCAGCTTTAACCATTTAGGTAACTCGTCATACATAAACATAGTCTTTGTAACTAGGTTTCGAGCAGTTGCTTGAGTAGTTGCAAGGGCAAGTACGTTTTTATCTTTGTGAAAGAGCATCAACCACAAAGCATATGCTGATGCTAAAGTAGATATACCAAGTTGTCTTGATTTTAGAGTAATAATATATTGATTATCCTTAAATAGGTGGAGAACTTCTGCCTGGAATGGGTATAAATTAAAAAGAATTCTACCTCGGGTAGGATGCTGGATGTGGCAGTATTTCTTCATGAAGTACGCCGGATCTTTGGCACATTTGATATACTCCTGTGCTATAATCTTTTTTATGTCTTGTGCCATAACTATTTAATTTTTTCAAACTCTCCATTTTTTAGTAAATACACATTAGAAGAACGGTGAGCTACTGCTTTGGTCATTACAATGGCTTCATTGTTTTGAATTCCAAACATCGTTCTATCTCCTCTATAAGCTGCTGTAAGGTAGGGAGTATACTCTCCTTTAGGTGTATTTGGTGGAAGAAGTACATGTTCTCCAGATAGTTCGTATTTATTGTCTCCTATCTTTTTAAACTCTACTTCACCTTGAATAACTATATTTACATTTTCTTTACTGTTAGGTCCTCCATACTCTGGTCCAAAAATTAAAAGTCTAATTAATTCTTCATCCTTTATTGGAGCAATAAATCTTGTTTTATTTGGAAGTCCTTCTAAGTTATTATCTGCTAGGAATTTCTTGATTGCATTATTAAAAGCTGCTACTTCTGGATGATCAGCATAGGCTGTGTATCCACTCCATCTTATAAAATCATCTGGTGTAGCTCCTTTCCCTCCTGCTTTTTTATGAGAAATAAATACTACAGGAGTTCCTTTTTCGTCTAATAAATTAAAGTCTGACTTAGGCATTCCTGTTTGAGTTTCTGCAGAACTTACTTTATATGTCTTTCCATTTACTACTACATCTACAGTACCTCCTTCTACATCTATAAGATCGTTTAATTTCTTTTTCAGTATGTATAGATTTTCATCTTCTACTACTGTTCCTGATCCTGCTCCTTTACCGCCAAATTCAGGTGTTTTTAGAAGGTCGTTTAATGAAACTGAATTTTCATTAGAATCTAAGAAGAAAGGAAAAGTATTAACACTGTTACCAGCTATTTTTCTAATACCCGCTACATCTCTATTTTTAAACAAATCACTATATTCTTCAGAAGCAAACTGTAGCTTTAATTCATTACCATCTGTATTATAGAAAGTACCACCAGATTGTACCATGTCGTAGAATTTAACAAGTCTGGGTGCTCCTCTTTTAATAAGCTCTGAGAATTTAAGGACTCTGTATCCTTTATCTAAAACCTCTATTAAATTAAAACCAAACATAGATTCAAATATCCTCATATCTTCTTCATTGTTGATATCAGGATATCCTTTCTTAGTCTTATAAGACCATTCTAATATTACTCTGTCTATGAGATTCA